AGTACGTAGCAAATATTTTATGGAGCATTCTGAACTCTTGTCTCATAGAGTAATAACATCTTTTGTGAATTGCACTCATCACACGTGAACCTCTTTCTAAGAGAGCAAGGGTTGTTCCCACAGCTCTGTTTTGTGCGTCTTCACCTACTGCCATATCCGCAATATTTGCAAAACGTTGACCTGCGTTCACAACGAAACCTAATAAACTGTATAAAGTCTGACTTGGTTCTTTAAAAGGTAAAATCTGAAATTGATCTCTAATGTTTCCACCAGGAGCATCAACATCTCTAAACTCACCAGGTTGGAATGGTTGATCGTCATCTCTAATTCTTATTCCTCTAGATTTAAAACCAGCAGGTAAGTTTGCTAAAGTACCTGCATCTAATAATTGTCTTAAAGCTTGTGTAGCAGTTCTGGTTAAACCACCAATCATATGCACTAAACCAAATCCATAAAAGCCTAGACCTGGTAAAAACTTGTAATGCACAAAATATTCTTTTCTCTTAAAGAGTTTGTCGCCTTCTTCATAGTTTCTATATATACTTAAAATTTTTCCTGAGCCTTCATCTATTGTTACAATGTAAGGAACCTTAATTTTCTTTTCATTGTCTTTAGGGTTTTCAAATTTTTCTAAATTTAAATCAACATGCATTTCTAATATTTGATAATTGTAAGCTTGTTGATTAGGTGATTTACCTTCTAATTCATCATACTTTTTTTGAATAGAGGTTTGGGCATTAGTAGAAGGTTTGATATCTACATCTCGATAAAAACCAGAATCCATTTTCTTAAATAAATCATTCTCTGACATTCTAAGACAATGAGTAATTCGTTCACAATCTAATAAACTTGATGCAAAGTATGGAACTACAATATCTTCAGCAGGAATAAATTTAGCAACAGGTCTGTCCATTAATTCATCGTAGTAAACTTTTTTAAATGCAGATCCTGCAAGAGGTAAATAAAATAATAATTGATCCATCTCTGGAGTATATTCTTCCATCTTCTCCGTAATCTGATAATTCATAAATTCCTTGACCCGTGAAGCTTGATCCTCGGTCTCTTCATTTTGAACACCTACGATTGCTGTTTTAACAGGGCCAGAAGATGGTAATAATTCTTTATAAGCTTGTGCTTGGAATTGTGTAATCGCCTCGGATAAAAGTGGATGAGTCACGCCTGACGCTCCTCTGAACGGTTTAGAAGGTTGCGTGTATTTAAAACCTAAAAGATCAAGGCCAGATGTGTATCCATCTTCCCATTCTTTTCTTGAAGATTTATCTCTTTCAAATTCAGCTCTTAATTGTGAGGATATTTTATTTAGGACATTGTCTTCTAATTCTTCTGCAAGGTTTGCATAAAAATTATCACCTTCGATTTCAACTTCTTCATCGACTTCTTCCCCTTCGATTCTAAATTCTTTTGATTTAGGTTCTACAGTTTCGTCTTCGACTTTTAAAGTTTCATCAACTTCATTAAATATTTCTGAACTCATTATACCCCCAAATTAATATACTAATATCCTCGTTTTGCAAGTTTTGGAAAACCTTTAATTAATCCTCCAGTATTCATGCCTCTTTTTTGAAAGAATTTAGCATCTTTTTCGTATTCTTTTTTTCTTTTTTTCAAATATATTCTGGCTTCATTTTTTGCTTTTGTAGAAATGTTTTTTGGAAATTTAGCTATTAGAGGATAGTCTAACTCTGATTTTAAAGTTGATTCTTTTGCTGCTGTTTTTAATTGTTTTGCAGCAGACCTGCTCATTAAAGGAGTTCCAAAATCACCTTTTCTACCAGCTTTCGAAACATATCTACTATATTTTAAATTATCTTTAGTAGCTTGTTTCAAGGCAGCTTTACCTTCTTTAGAAAGTTTAGGTTTTGGAAGTTTTCCTACTCCACCTTTCATTCCTGCTTTATCAAGTTTTTCAGCTAGAGGATCTAGCTTTATAATTTTGATATCTTCGTCTTCCATTAGTATATCTTAGTTGGTTTTTTTCTACCTAACTTACAACCACGAGCCATGACGCTGCCGCCAGATTTAAATCTATCCATAGATCTCATTTCATTATCAGTAACAGCTGCTCCAGAATCTCTTCTCATTCTTTCTTTTAATTCTGGTTTAAAATAATCTCTTGTATAAGAATTACCACCCATTTTTTTTCGAGGATTTTTTGGTCTATCCATCATAGATCTTTTTTCAAGTCTTTCTTTTAATTTATCTAAAGATATTTTAAGATTTTTTTGTCGTGAAGTAGAATCTTCAGTCATTCCACCAGTTTGTTTTTTAACAATTGCTTCTTCTCTTTGTCCTGGAGCTTTTGCAATTTTAGTTTCACTTCTTTTTGTTGAATTTAAAAAATCTTGTAAAGAAGTTTTGCCAGCTCTAGAAATATCATCTTTAGTTACAGCTGCATACATTTTATCATTGTAAGCAAATTTAGTTCCAACACCTTCTGCTCTTGCTTTTTTAAATGCTGCTCCGAATCCAGAAAGGTCTACAGATTTTTTTGAAGTTGCTGTTGATTCTTTTTTAGGTGCTGCGATAGGTTTCGATGCAACTTTTCCAGCAGTAGATCCAGCAGTAGATGCTGCAGCTCCGACTGCTGACGCAACTCTATCTTTAGCCATTGGACTAGGGACTGCAGATTTTGGTAAATCTTTTTCAACATCAGCTTGTGCTCTTAATCTTTTTGCTTTTGGAGAATTAGGATTTATTTTATTTACAGAAGCCACTCTTGCTTTTCTATCAGCTTCTGCTTTTCTAAATCTATCTAAAGAGCTTTTGTTAACTCTTGATTCATTAATTGATTTTACTTTTGCATTAAATGCATCTCTTTTTTGTTTTCTAGCATCAGACATATTAGATGCTTTTGGACTTTTAATTCTTTGTTGTCTTTTTGCTTCAGCTTCTTTGAAAGCTTCTACTGATCCACGTTTTGCCATTTTAAATTCTCCTATCCGTAATAGACATAATCTTTAGGTGGAGCATCAACATCCTTATAATCAGTTTCTAATGTTAAAAATCCGCCTTGTCTGTACCTTAACACTGCCTGTGTGGTACTGTCAACATAGTCATCATATTCTCCGTGAGGAAACGCGGCACATTCTTCAATGACCTCTTCCGCAAATTTCTCATCAGCAGGATAGAATACGGAGCCAGCCTCAAATACGGCTGCACAGGTATTAACCCTAGTATATTTATCTTTTCCCTTATTTGGTGAGTAATCTATTGCAGGAATCCCAGCACGTCTAAATTCTTGAAGTAAAGGTTGCCCTGAAGCTTTAGCCTCAACGATACACATATCGGGTTCCCAATATTTATATAATTCAAAAGCTTTGTTTTTTAAATCAGGAAAATCATACTTACCCTTTTCTGCATCAAGTAATATCAGAGCCTTTTCATATCCTTCATAAGGCCTAAAGACTCCCCAAGTAGTAATAGCAGAATAATCGGCAGTTTCCTTTTTACTAAATGCTGTATCATAAGATTGAATTACATATTCTAATTCTGGTATTGATCCTTCCCACGGTTGCCACCATTCTCGTTTTAATAATGCACCTTCTTCAGATGTTGGGTTTTGTTGATATTGAGCTGACCAACCTCTAATTGAAATAGATGCTTTGGTTCTTTCTAAATCTTCTTTACTCCAATACTCAGGCCATAGCGGTTCTCCATCATCCAGCAATGCAGGAAAAGATATCTTAGACCATTTATCTGCTTTTGGTTCGTCTTCTGCTTTTGTTAGGAGACCTGTTAAATCATTAGTGGCCCATCTGGTCATAACCAAAACAATAGATCCGCCAGGTTGCAAACGTTGTCTGGGGCCTGATAAATACCAATCATATGTTCTAGGGAAAGCTGCTTTGTTAAAAGCATCTTGTTCAGTGTGAGGATCGTCAATAATTAAAAGGTCAGCACCCCGTCCTGTAATAGAGCCTCCAACACCAGCAGCAAAATATTCTCCACCATGATTGGTTTCCCATTTAGATTTTGCTTTAGCATCAGGTCGTAAATACACATCGCCAAATATTTGTTTATAGGAAGGGGTATCCATCAAGTTTCTTATTTTTGCACCGAACCTTGCTGATAATTCTGCATTGTGTGTCACCTGCATAATTTTCATTTTAGGAAACTTCCCTATCATCCATGCTGGGTACAAAAACGATGCAAACTCAGATTTAGTATGTCTAGGAGGCATATTGATAATGAGCCTCCCTTTTTTCTGTGTAGCAATCTTAGTAAATTCATGAGCCATAATTTGATGATGGCCCCATTTATCAGGATCTTTCTCCTGTTTCATAACAATATCGGGCCAAACTTCTTTTACAAAATATAAAAAATTATCCTGGCACAACTTTATGTGTTCTAGCCAAAGCTTCTCTACTTTGAGCCTTAGTTTATCGGTTGGTAAATTATTTGCTTCCATGAACCTTAAAGTTTTAAAATTTCCCAAAAATTTTTTTCAAATGTTATTTCCTTGTTTACGTGTAAGTAACTTACGTATCCACACATATCAGAAGATATTTTATAATATTTTTACCCGAAAATCTAGGAAATTGTAGCAATATATTTTGGAAGTTATATTGAGCCTTGTAGCCTGTACTATGGGAAACTACCCCAAGCCCCGCGAATATATAAGAAGATATAAGAACCGATAACTTATGATTACTGCTTACAATAATTTCACACAATTAATTTTGGTAGTTTTTTATTGCGTCTAAGATTTTTTGTAGCCCGTCCCGAGTTTTTGGTTGCGTGATTATGTGGGAAAAGCCCCCCGCCCCAAGTTTTAAAAGTTTGAGGTCTTTGTCCTTGACCCTATTAACCAAGATAAAACAGCGTCCCCCCGCTTGATTGTGTTTAATATGGAAAGCCCGTTGAAATTTATTTAAGCCCCAATATTCAAGCGTATTTGAATTGATTTGTTTTAATTCTATTAAATTAATTACACCGTTTAAAATAGTCATTAAATCGGGAAAACCTACTGTTAAATTATGCTCAATCTTAATTAAATAAATGTTTTTTGTATTCTCTTTAATCCAATTATAAAGGCGGTTTTCTTTTTTCATTATGGTTTAATAACATAAAAAATAATAAAATATAATAACTTGAATTTTTAGAGCGGACAAAAAAAAGGCGGGTATAAAACCCGCCTTAATATTAAATTAAATATTTTTAGCCGTTCATGGCGTCATCTAATAATTGCCTATTTATTAAATGGTCAATAGCGTCCATACCTTGTGGGATAGTGTCATTTTTTTCAGTAAAATATTCATTTGACATCTTTATTTCAGCTATTTTTTCAGCGTCATTATCAAAAGGTAAATTTAAATTAAAATTTGGGTCAAGTATTTCAACGCCTTTAAAAAAACGCTTATTATTTTTTTTCATTTTATATCCTTTTTTTTGGTTAATAATATTTATTATAATGATTTTTTTGAAACCTACAAACAAAAAAGGCGGGTATAAACCCGCCTTAATTATACTTATTTAAGCCCTATTAAGCCGTTTTAATAGCAATAACTGGTTTATTTGGGTCTAATGCTACGGGGTTTTTTAAATTGTCCTTTAAAAAATTAACCGCTTGACCGCTTTGAGTTAATGATTTCAATATAAATAATTCATCATTTTTTAACCTTGAAATCCAACTTTTTAAATAGGCTAGGCTATTTTTATTAATAGTTTTTTGGATATCAAATTTACAACATAAAATATTAGCCCCGATTTCCGCTATTAATTCTTCTAAGGCGTATTCTAATTGTGCATTATTATCAAAATATTTTTTGTTTTTTTCAAATCTATTAAGCCTTTTTTCTGAGCCTGTCCAATGGGTTAATTCATGCAATAGGGTTGAATAATATTCAAGTGTTGCATCAGTTCCATTTTTTGTAGGCTCAAAATTAAATTTATTACTCATATGAATAAAATCTAATTTTGGTGAATAATAACAACGGTCATTATTTGAATATTGCAAGTTCAAGCCCATTTGATTTTTAACAAAGTTTTCAATTTTGTCATTTTCATTAACTTGATTTACAATTTTTTTTGGCGTTGGAATTTTCCAAGATGAATTGGACAAATCAACTTGCTGACAATTATAAACCCAACTGACCTTTAAAAATCTATAGGTTTTTAATTTTTCATCATTGGTTTTTTCATCTTTAATTTTTTTACCAACTTGACCCCAATAAAAAACTTGAATACCATTTTTAGTTTCATCATCTTTTATTGTAGCCCCAACGCTTAACCACGCCTTTTTAGTAGCATAATAATTTGTTTGATATTCACGCTCTAAAGTATTTAAGCCCAAGTTCCACCAATTAAGCCCGTGATAGTCATTTTTGGTTAAAGCATTTTTTGGGTTGTTTCCCTCTATTTTACTAGTGAATGATTTAATCCATTTTAAACCCTCACTATTTAACCCATCACTTATTTTTTTACCTAAGTTTAACAACTCAGTTCTTGTTATTTCTGAAAACATAAAAACCTCACTTTCTATTGTTAATTGATTTAATTTTTTTAGTTTCCATACCCATTATTATTATAATAGTCATTTTTAGTGTCAAGTAATATATAAGATATAATAAGATTGATTTTAAGCCCTTTTAAGCCCTATTTATTTTAGCCCTTACCCAACTATCAAAAAGCCCTCAAATCTTAATATATGGGCTTGTATGGGACAAATTTAAAAGCCCAAAAATCAAAAAAAATAATAAATTGCAATATATGGGCTTTTATAATAAATAATAAGATTATGACTATAATTAATTTATTATTAATAGGTTATTCAATAGGCTTTTTAATTATTGCATATTTTGGAATAATTGGAACGCTTGAAACTATTGAATACAAAAACAATCAATACAAAAAAGAAAGGTTAAAAAAT